GCGGCGACGTTGGCCCAGGCGTACATGAATCAGGCAGAGGCAAACGCCAGTCGCAACGGTGGGGAGTTTGGCGGGAACAATCAAAGCAACAGGGGAGACAATGGCTAATGGCTAAGTATCGCAAGAAGCCAGTAGTAATCGATGCGTTTCAGTGGACAGGCGGCATTGATCAGACGGAAGACCCTGTCTGGATTGTTGAAGCTATCGAGGATGGCAAGGTAACACTAGACAATGTCAATGGCACGACAGTTCTGCTTATCGAAACATTAGAAGGGCAAATGCGTACGCTCCCTGGCGACTATATCATTCGTGGGGTAAAGGGTGAAATCTATCCCTGCAAGCCCGATATTTTTGAAGCCACTTATGAGGCTGTTGAGGACTAATGAAAGCACACTGGCTATACTTGAAATATGTCTTGCGTCACAAATGGTATGTATTTGTGTATTGCCTGAGTTACGGCATTCCGTGGGCGGGCATTGTTCATGATTTGAGCAAGTTTCACCCTCGTGAGTGGTTTGCCTACGTGAACTTCTTCTACGGTGGCAAACGACCCGATGAATTGCTAGCACAGTTCTACTTCGATAGAGCATGGAACCATCACCAAAAGCGCAATCCACATCATTGGCAATACTGGCTGCTCTATCGAGATGATGGCAGCATTGAATGTTTGCCTATGCCGGATCGCTATCGCCGTGAGATGCTGGCTGATTGGCGTGGGGCAGGCATGGCGATCACTGGCAAGGATGATACGCGTAATTGGTATTTCAAGAACCACACCAAGATGCAGTTGCATCCATCCACACGCGCATGGATAGAGATTCAACTGGGTTGGCGATTCGTGTTCAACGGTGGCGAAGAAGTCAGCTTGATTGAGCTTGGAGAGTCTCTTTCCTAATGCCCCCTGCCGTCATCGATGCCATGACCAAATTCAGGGCCGCACTGGACGCCCAGGAGCAAGCGCAGAGTGTGCGCATGGCTGCGGCATGGCGCGAGGTTACCCAGAGCCTGGACGGTGAGTTTGATCGCCTTGCGCTGGAAGTCGCCAACGCTGCGTCTGCCGGTCAGCCAGTGCGCCAGTGGCACATCAACCGCTTGCAACGCTATCAAAGCCTTATGCGCCAAGTGGGTGAGGCCATGCGTGAGTATGCGCCGGTGGCAGGGGCTGAGGTCACCGAAGCGCAATGGATAGCTGCGCGCCAGGGCATAAACCACAGCCAACAGTTGATTGCCATGCAGCTGCCTGGCGTGGGTGCGCAGTTTGACCGGCTGCCGGTTGAGGCTGTGCGCAACATGGTTGGGTTGGCAGGGGACGGTACACCGCTGGGCAGGTTGCTGCGCGATTCGTTTGGGACGCTTGCGCCGGATGTGAGCGGGGCGTTGGTGCGCGGTGTGGCGTTGGGCTGGCATCCGACGCGCATTGCTCGGGCCATGCGCGATGCAGTGAACGTCACACTTGACCGGGCGATTACCATTGCCCGAACAGAGACAGCGCGGGTCTATCGCGAAACCAGCCGCCAACAGTACATTCGCTCGCGCGTGGTGGAAGGCTACATTCGGGTGGCAGCCAAGAGTGTGCGCACCTGCATGGCGTGTCTGATGGCAGACGGCACCTTCTATCCGCTCGATGTGCCCTTTGAAGAGCATGTGAATGGGCGTTGCACGTCGGTGCCACAGGTCAAGGGTGCGCCGCCCATTGTTTATGAGACAGGGGCACAATGGTTTGCCAGGCAAGACGCGGCCACACAACGCCAGATGATGGGGCCAGGGCGTTACGAGGCTTGGCAGCATGGGCAGTTTCAGTTGGCGGACTTGGTGATGCGGGTTGAGAGCGATGTGTGGGGCCATAGCCTGCAAGTGAGACCGCTGCGCGTGTTGCTGGCAACTGCCACGCCGGTTGTGCAGCCGCCAGCGCCGCCTGTGGCAGGGCCGCAAGGTATTCCGGTGAGCAATGCGCTGACCATTCCGCCAAGAGCGCCGGTGGCATTGCGCGAGGCAATGACCGCTATTGATCGGGTACATGGCGATGGGCAGTTGGACACGATCCCGCTGCGACTGGCTACTTTGCGAGGCGACGAGGGCGCCTATCGAGGCACGACCACGAAGGCCGTTGAGATCATGATCAACCGCCAAGCAGCGGATCCGCGCTTTACGCTGGCACATGAGGTGGGGCATTGGCTGGATCACCAGCAATTGAAGATTGCCATCGGCACGCAGACGGATCCCGTGTTGGCTGCGGCGAATGGGCGAGTTCTGGCGGCTATACGCCAATCGCAAGCGTATCGGGATTGGCAGGAGATGGCGGCGGGTCGCAAGCTGCTCACTGTGGTCGAGCCGGATGGGACTAGGCGTCAGATGGTTGCGCCCGCCTATTACATGCAGTATATTATGGAGGAGTCAGAGTTGTGGGCGCGCGCCTATGCGCAGTACATTGTCGAGCGCAGTCAAGAGCCTGGTTTGGTGCAGGAGTTTGCCGGTTATCGCACGCGCTTGAGCGGCTTCGACCAGTGGGATAGCGTAGATTTTGTGCCGGTGGCAGAGGCCATTGACCGGCTGATGGAGGCGATGGGATGGAGACGGTGACGCTAGAGCAGTTGCTGGAGAAGTATAGCCGCGAAGAAGTGAAGCAAATCCTGGTGGATAGTGGCATTGCGCGCAACCTGATTCATGCCGAATTTATGATTGCTGTGTCGCTCAAAGAAATTTTGGGCGATGTTACCATCACGGAAGATGCGCCTGACGAAGAGCCGCTAGGCGAATAGATACGTTCTGCTTTTTCGAGCCGCACTAGGGATTTCCTAGTGCGGCTTTTTTTTGTGCCACGCGCGCCTGCGTGGCTTTTTTGTTTGTGGCGATTGCGTTGAGCGCAATTGCCGTGTGCCATAGTGAGACAAATGGATAGGAATCGCTACGTCAAACAAAGACGGTAAAACTAGGAGAACGAGTCCATGTTCGCACGCAAGTTCCAACAGAGAAATCTGGTGGAAGAACAATCGAGTGATAACGGGCAACAGATTCCGCAGGCCAATACGGAGAACGCGTCCGGCGATGGTAGCGGCCAGCACCAAGCACAGGCCGGTGCCGAGGAAAAGCGGTTTACGCAGGCGGAATTGGAGGCGGCGATCAAAGAGCGTCTGGAGCGTGCCAAGAAGCAAGCGGAAGAAGCCCAGAAGAAGGCGGCTGATGAGGCCGAGGCCAAGCGGCTTCAGGAGAATCAGCAGTTTAAGGAGCTTTCCGAAAAACAAGCGAAAGATCTGCTTGATGCGGCGACTGAAAAGGCGGCGCTGACTACGCAGATCACGACATTGGAAACAGAGCTAGCGCAGCTACAGAAGCTATTTGAAGGGCAGCTCGCCGAGCAGAAGAAAACGCTGCCGGAGCCGGTGGTGAAGCTGCTGAATGGTTTGCCGCTGCTTGAGCAACTGGCATGGATCAATGAAAACGGAGTGAAGCTGGGGGCGGCTTCGACGAAAGGTGTGCCGCCATCGCCCAGGGGCAACGGCACCAACAACAACGGCAAAGCAGAAGAGGCTGCGCGCGAGGGGATGCGCCAGTTTTACAGGAACTTCTAGGAGACAAATATGGCAGATCTGGCATTAGTAACCGCCAATAAAGTGCGTGTGGTTGAGTCGCTGGAGCAGATGACGCTGCCCGCGGCAGAGGCGATTACCGCGGGTATGGCGGTTCGCATTGATGTGAGTTCGGGCAAGTTCACCAAAGCCAACGGCACGACCACCGCGGAAGCGCGGGTGTATGGCATTGCCACACGAACGGTTGCCGCGGGTGAGCCGGTCACGGCGATCAAAAAGGGGGTGCTGGACGGCTTTGACCTGTCCAGCCAGGCGTATGACAAGGCGATCCAGCTGTCGGATACCGACGGCATGTTGGAGGACGGCACGGCGGCTACGGTGGATGTGGTGGTGGGCCGCGTGATTCCGGCAACCAATACCACGCTGGGGACGGCATTCGACAAGTTGCTGCTCGTTGACATCTAGGCCGTAGGCGCAAACAGACAGACGTTATAGCTGCCTGCGGGCAGGGGAGTAATACGAGATGGCGAACCAAGTTTTATATGGCCTGCACAACTATGCCGATGTTGCGGCTTTGCATGTGACCGAGGTGGGCGTTGATGTGGTCAACACCGCAGTGCAGCAGGCGCGTGAGGAGCACAACCGGCAGGTGGATGCGCTGATGGGCTTGTTTGTGCGCAAGACCACGGATTTCAAGCTGACGTACAAAACAACCAGCACCGGACGCCTGCAGCCGCTGGACGAAAATGGGCGGGCGCGCCCGATCCAGGTGTCGGGGAAATATGATGTTGCCTTCCCGATCCAGCACGCAGGCACGGCATGGGGTGCGAACCGCATTGCTCGGGCCAAGATGACTGTGCAGGATGTGAATGACATCACGGCGTCCCTGCTGATGGCAGATATGCGTTGGGTGCGCGACCACATTTTGGCCGCACTGTTCACCAATGCGACCTGGGCGTTTACCGACCCCGAGCATGGGGCACTGACCATTCAGCCGCTGGCGAACGGGGATACGGTGACCTACCAGTATTTGACCGGCGCGGACAGTGGCGCGACGGACAATCACTTCACGGGGCAGGCCAACGCGATTGACAACAGCAATGACCCCTTTCCCGCGCTGTATCTGGAGCTAATGGAGCATCCGGAGAATGCGGGGGAAGTGGTGGCGACAATTCCGACGGGGTTGCGCGCTAGCGTGGAGGCGCTGAGTGGTTTTTACCCGACAGGTGACAGCCGCATTCGTCTGGGTGCAAATCAGGCAGAGTTGGTAGGCACGCTGGGTGTTGCGGTGCCGGGCGAGATCATCGGTTATCACGACAGCGGTGTGTGGATTGCCGAATGGCGTGCGCAGCCGGCCAACTACATTGTTGCCACAACTACGCAGGGCGAGAAAGCGATTGCCATGCGCGAGCATCCTGAACCGGAGCTGCAGGGCTTTAGCCAGACAGCAACGCGCGAGGATCACCCGTTCTGGGAGAGCCAGTGGGAACGATTGGCAGGTTTTGGCGCGTGGAACCGTGTGGGCGCGGCTGTGGTACGCATCGGCAATGGCACCTACGCAATCCCCAGTGGGTATAGCAGCCCAATGGCGTAAGAGAACGCTGAATTGAATGCTGCGCGTATTCCGCGCAGCATCAAGGCAACACCACACAGGCCTGTGTGGCACGGAAAGAGGTAATGGATGCACCCACGAACACTAGCAACCCGCGAGTCTGTTGCCGCGCAGCGCACGGTGGCTGCGGCAAAAACATTGGCAGAACGCTTTGGTCTGGATGATCGGGCCAAAGCGTTGACCATCGAGGACAAACACCCGGACATCCAGCAATTATTTCGCAACGAGGCGGTTGCTGATTTTCTGGAGGCATTGACAGCGGTCGAATTGCCGTCGGCAGAGGATATCCCCGTTGAAGAGATCGTCGCGACGACGGAAGAGTTGCTGTTGGCGCGCATTGAGGCACTGGACGGCATTGGGCCAAAGACGATGGAGTTGATTCGCAAAGGCTTGGCGGAGTCGTCCATTGATGTCTTGGTGGAGATTGAAGAAGACGCGGAGACGCCTTCTGATAACTCTGATAAGGGCAACGGGAACAGCGAGTAGAGATGGCAATCCCAGGCAGCTACACCGAAGAGACGCTCAAGACCTATATGCTAACCGTGCCGGGGCAACTGGGTGCGGTGCTAGGCATGACCGTCAACAGCTTTAATGAGGCTGTCAATGAGGTGTTGCTGGCCTATGGCGTTGCCACTATTGCCGATGCCACGGACATTCCTAAGCTGCGTGCGCTCGCCAAGGTTGAAGCATGGAAAGTGGCGCTCGCCGAGGCGGGAGCCCGCATTGATTGGTCGGAGGCTGGGGCATCGTTCAAGCAAAGCCAGTATCGTGCAGCCGCTCGCGAGGGATTGCTCGACGCAGAAGCAGAGGCGGTGCGATATGGCGGTGGCCTGCCTGGTTACGAAGTGACCGTGGGTCAGATGGCGACCTATGATCCCTATGCGCCGATAGATGAGGACGAAGAATAATGCACCCACGAACCTTAGCAATTCGACAGGCGGCTGCGTCAAAGCGCATTGTCGAAGCGGTGAACAAGCTGGCAGAGAAGCAGGGGCTGGAAGAACGAGCAACGGCAGAAGAAACGGACTCGCCCGAGGTGACACTGCTCTTGCGCACTGAACTGGCGGCTGACATGTTGGAAGTGTTGGCAGCCGCCAAGCCAGAGAAGACAAGAAAGAGCGAGTAGCCGTGGGCGAAGACATTATTGAGCCGATTCTGAAGAGCGTGGAAAGCACAGGCGGCGGATGGCCGGTGTTGGTACTAGTTCTGTTCTGGTTTTCCGTCATCGGGGCAATTGTCTATCTGGCGCGCTACGTGTTGAGCAGGCAGATTCGCATCAACGAACAGCGTGTGCAGGAACGCAAACAAGAGTTTGAGGCGCAGTTGCAGCGCGAGCGAGACAACGCAGCCAACTATCAAAATACGACCGTCATGATGGTGGAAGCCTTCAACAAGAACTCGGCGGCCATTGCTGAGTTTTCCGGCATTTTGCGTCCGATGTCGGAAACGCTGCAACGCATTGACCATCACATTCAGCAGACGAATATCGAAGCACGGAAGCGAAACAATCCAGGAGACTAGTATGCACGTTTTTCGGAGTCGAAAGTTCTGGGCCGCGCTGATCGGCATCGCTACTATTTTGTATGTTGCCTGGTCAACACAGAGCGCTGTGCCGGTCGAAGACATCATCGACAACATCATGATCATCGTTAGCGTCTACATCGGCAGTGTGGCGGTCGAGGATGGGTTGAGCCGTCGCCCATGAGCAAGTTCTTACCCGGCATCCACGAACCGAGCCAGGCGGCGGCTGCGCTGTGGGGCGACAAGCCCGGCACCGTAGTCTTCACCGAAGCGATTGGCAGCAACCCCAACAACAAATCAGGGGGTGATTATCGCTGGTGGGCAGATCGCGGCTTCCGGGTGCTTGTGCGGCTGAACAATGGCTATTTCCCAGACGGCACCATTCCAGGGCCATCGCTTTATGAATCGTTTGCCCAACGCTGTGCAGCGTTTGTGGCGGCATCGCAGGGCTGTAACCACTGGATTGTGGGCAATGAGCCAAACCACAGTCAGGAAAGGCCACAGGGACAGACGATTCGCGCCACGGACTATGCCAGGTGCTTTACGCTCTGTCGTGAGGCCATTAAGCGGGTGAACAGCATTCACCAAGTGCTTGTGGCTGGCGTTGCGCCGTGGAATGAGCAGAGCGGCGATTGGCTGGCCTACTGGCGCATTGTGCTGGATGCCATTGCAGGGAAGGGCGGGGCCGATGGGCTGAGCCTCCATGCCTATACGCATGGCGCGGATCCGGCGCTGATCACGAGCGAGTACAAGGTCAACGGCTGGCACTGGCATTTTCGGACGTACCGCGATCAGCTTGCGGCTGTGCCTGCTTCGATGCGCCATTTGCCGGTGGATATGACCGAGTGCAACCAGGGCGATGAAGCGTGGGTCGATGCCAACACAGGCTGGGTGCAGGCGGCCATGCGCGAGATCGACGCATGGAACAAGGTGCCGGGCAATCAAATTATTCGCAGTGTGGTGCTGTATCGCTGGCCTAACTTTGATCAGTGGGGCATCAAAGACAAAGCTGGGGTGCAAGACGATTTTCGGGAGGCGTGCAAGCAGGGGTATGGGGTGACAGCGACAGTGCAGGCAGCGCCGGTGCAGACTTATTTGCCGAGTGTGCAAGGCGGGAAGCAAGTGACCATGTTGCCAGAGCGAGAGATTAGCGAAGATTTCAAGCGGCGGGTGCCGTTGCTTCTCTTTGCCAAGCCAGAGTACATGGATGCCTATTACCGTCTGATCAAGGCAGAGTATGTGCCGGATGGCGCACGGCGCTTTGGCCCCGACCATCACATTCTGGTGGAGGTGCTTGACGCGCAGGGCAATCGCAAGATGGGCGTGCCAGTGCATTTCTATTGGGGAGATGGCGAGACGGTTGTCAACACCAACAAGCAAGGCGGGCCATATGCTGCTGATTATGGCATGACAAGTGCCGGTCAGTCATTTGGCGTGTGGGTAGGAGATGTACCTGCACTCAGTGACGGGGTATTTGGTATGGGGCTAGGGAAAATCGGCAGCGAGCATATGGGTGATCATGTGACCTACTACCTTGTATTCCAAGAGGCAATAGAGGGATTAGACGATAAGCCCCAAGCCCAACCACAGCCTACACAGCCCGCCACGGTACCAACGTTGGTGCATCCCATTGAAAAACCTGCCTTGCGTGTCATCTCGCAGGTCTTTGGCGTCAATCCGCAACGCTATCAGCGCTTTGGACTTGCTGGTCATAATGGCGTGGATTTTGCGGTGCCGGTCGATACACCCATTCGAGCGGTTGATGATGGCGTAGTCGCAGAGGCGTTGATCGACATCGATGGCTATGGCATTTACATCAAAGTTATCCACACCTGGGGAGAGAGCCTTTATGCTCATCTGTCACGCTGGTCGGTGGACAACGGGCAGCGTGTGCAGCGTGGGCAAGTGGTTGGCTTTTCCGGCAACAGTGGCAACAGCACAGGGCCACACCTGCATCTGGGGCTGCGCGTCAATCCTTATACTAGAGGCGCTCCGTTTGATGGCTACAGTGACCCGCTGCTGTATTTGCCGCATGCGGAGCAAGGGCCATTCATGCCAACTGAGCCAACGCCAGGGCGGGCAGAGCATGCGCCGGTGCGAGAGAGCTATCTGCCGTGGTTTACGCAGTATGGTGAGCGGTATGCGGTGGAGTGGACTGTGTTGGCGGCACTGGCGTTTTATGAGAGCAAGTTTGAGGCCGGTGCTGTGAGCCACAAGGGCGCGCAGGGGTTGATGCAGTTTATGCCTGACACTTGGGCGGATATGCGGGCGCAGGTGGGTGTGGTAGACCCATTTGATGCTGAGCAGAGCATCCAGGCGGCGGCCTTTTACCTGGCGGTGATTCGCCGCTACTTGGGCAAGCAGGGCAAGCATGGTTGGTCATGGGTGTTGGCAGGTTATAACGCGGGGATGGGCTTTGTGTCACAGGCAGCGTGGGAGCAGGTGCCGCCGGAGACGCAGAAGTATGTAGACAACATTCTGCACCTGAGCATTGCCTTGAAGCGTTGGGAAGAGGTGTGGTGATGTTGTCTGCGGCTGAACTGGCGATGATGCGCGCAACGCAGGCGTTGACTTTTGATTTGACGGCCACGATCACGCGGCTGGTGAGCAGCGAGGATGGTGCGGGCGGGCAGCTGCCGGCCACGCCCACCACGAGCACAAGCGCGTGCCGTCTTGCGCCGCACAAATCTGCGCTGAGCGAGGAGGTGGAGGCGGCGATGATCCAGGGGAAGGCGCTGTGGGACATTACGTTTCCGGCGCTGACGGATGTGCGCTATCAAGACCGTATTGCGATTGGCGGTCAGGAGTATGAGGTCATCAGCCGGTATGGGCCAAAGAGCCGAGAAACAGCGCGCATGGTGCTTTGTGTGGAGCGGTAGCGAGGTGCGCTTTTTCGCCTTGATCGCGCTGCTGTGCGCGCTCCTATCTCCACTTCCGGCGCAGGCAGGCATTTGCGTATGCGAGGGAGGTGGTGAACCGCAACCAGTTGAACCCTACACCGTGTGGTTGCCATTAGCGATGCGGTCGATTGACCCACCACCAAAGCAGGGCCGCGCCGACGAAGAGGATAAGAAAGCCAGTGGGATCGTCAGCATTAGGAGCAGCGGCATAGTACCGTTCAGCACCGAACAGTTCCGGGGTAGGGAAGGGCGTGTTGATCAAGGTCGATGAGAGAGTCGCTATATTTGTCATCGTGTCCATTGTTTTGCTGATTTGGCTTTGCATTTTGCCACACGGGATGTAGAGATGGCGAGAACTGTTGCCAGTATTACGTACAACCGGTTGCCTGAAATCATACGGCGTTTACCCCGGGCCGCCAATGAGGTTGTTGACCAAACGTTGTCAGCGGTTGAGGGGCACATCAAGACGGATATGGCCGCGGCAAAGAGTGGCGCGTGGTATGGCGACCATCAGGCGAGCGCGCCAGGGGAGGCACCGGCGATTGATACCACGAACTTGGTCAACAGTATCCAGCGCACGGAGGTGCAGAACGGCAGCGGATCTGTGTATACCAATTCGGAGGTTGGCGAGATCATGGAATATGGTGCACCAGCGGCAAACATCGAGCCACGCCCCTTTATGACCCCTGCTGCGGATGCGGCCAGGCCGGAATTTATGCGGCAGATGCGTGATTTGGAGAGTCTTTTGTAGATGGAAACGAATGCGATTGAGCAGTGGCTGACCGCGACGCTCAAGGCGGATGCTCAGTTGGCGACGAAGGTGTCTACGCGGGTCTTTAACACGCGGCGAACAGACAAAACGCTGCCGTGTGTGCTTTTTCAGATGCAGTCGCCGGGCAATGATTTGGTGATGCTGGGTGGGGTGCGGGTGTGGGCTGCGCCGCTCTATGCGGTGTACGGGTTGGCGGAACAGGCGAGCTATGAGGGGGATTTGGCGACGATTGCCAATCGCATTGATGCGGTGCTGCATGCGAAGAGTGGCATCAATGCGGCGGGCACGATTTGGACATGTGTGCGCGAACGGCCATTTCAAATGGCAGAGGTCTTTGAGGGGCGGGAAGTGCGCAGATTGGGCGGTCTTTATAGGATCCAAGCCCGTTAACGTCCGTTAGTCTCATGTTCAACAATTAGATGGCAGGTTGGGCAATAGCAAATGAGGTTTTTTGACTTGTTAGCTTCTCGGTAATCAGAGAAATCACCAAAGCGACGAATATGATGAACATCCAACTGTTTGCCCAACTCATTCTCTGTTATGCCACAGCGTTGGCAGGTGTAATTGTCACGGTGACGTACTGTCCTGCGCTGCTGTCGCCAGTTGGGGGCATAGTAAGGGGTATATGCACCTTTCGAGTTGGTGTTATT